GATCCAACTTCAACGCTTATAGAAGTTCCAGCAGCAATCCTAAGTTCCTTTGGAGTCTTAAAAACCTGAAAAAGTGGTGATGATTGACTTGAAGAAAGTGCTGTTGCAAATCCACTGATACCAGTAAGTTGAGATCCATCGCCAACAAATGAAGTAGCAGTTACAATACCAGCAAAAGTTGCACCAGAACCAACAATACCACCCGTAAAATTCAACGGGTCTTCAAGTGAGTTACCACCTACTTTTGTGATTCTTGAAAGTGCCATATCAGGTCATCTCCAAGATAGTCAGAGCAACATCAATACTATTATTTGTATCACTCTGAACCGTAAGAGTATCTGTTGCTTCCAATACAATCTTATTTCCCTGCATAAATTCCAAAGTTGATCCCTGTGGAATGGGAACATTTTTGAGAAGTTTAATACTATCCGAACTTACTCTACTTACACCTACACCTACATTAATACCAGAACCAGAAGTATTTGCAAGTGTGATTCCAATTACCGTTGTTGTAGTTGCTGCTGGAACAGTATAAACTGAAACCGTAGTCACTCCTACGTTTGCCTTCGTTTTGAGTTTGAATACGTTCGCCATTTATACTATCCGAATACAATGGAATAAATCAAAGCGTCATCAAGAACGCTACGACCATTAACTCTATAAGTTCCTGAGATATTTATATCCCCTCCAACATCCAGTTTATACGCTGGTTGGACACTGTTAATACCAACACTACCAGTTGAAGGAATATAAACAAATCCAGTTGATGCAATACCAACTGAACTTACACCAGTGTTATTGGCAAATGTTGGATATACGGGAGATGCCGTTAAATCCTGAGGAATAACATTAAAAGCATTAACACCAGTTAGTTTAGATCCATCACCATAGAATGCGATTGCACTAACGATCCCAGTAGGACCGTACATTGTAATGGCAGCACCAACTTGTAGAGTTGATTGGGGATTGGTGGTTCCAATACCCAAGTTTCCAGGATCTGGAACAAATACAATCTTATTAGTTGAAATACCAACCGAAGTTACGCCAGTATTATTTGCAAAGGTTGGATATACTGGTGAAGATGTTAGATCTTGGTTAATGACATTGAATGCATTAACCCCTATAAGGTTAGAACCATCACCATAATAAACGACAGTTGTGATTCCAGGTTGAGAAGAAGTTACAATACCTGAGGATGTAACTTTAACCTTATCAAGTATTACATCACCAACAACGTGAAGTTTTGCCTGTGGATTTGTGGTCCCGATGCCAACATAGGGAGTCGCCGTCGTAGCAATACCAATATTTCTACTGGAATCATCTACTATTATAAAACCAGCAACTTGTGATAATTCCCTATTGTTTGCCATTATTGGTTTTTAGTTATTTATGATTAATACTTTTGATTAGGTATATACGTTTGACTAACAAAATTAGTAAAAGCACTATTAATCATTCTATATTCTGTAGAAGTTATACCAACAACAATATCTTCAGTATACCCAATACTTGAAGGATATCTCCAATCAAATTCAAATGGACTTGAATAATTTTGCTTGGTAATATTATCTACTATTGTTAGAGCACTATCAAAATATGTGGAGATTGTTCCTCCACCCTTAACGTACTCTAATGCCTCTTCTAACAATTTAATTTTTAATTTATCTTTAAAAAAATCACTCTGTTTCCATCCATTATCCAATTTAATTGGATCAGTTGTAGTTTGAACTATCCAAGTAGATGTATTGTCATCGTAAAAAATTTCTTCTTTATTTTCATTATAATATGGTGGATCATCAACAATAACAAAACCAAGATTTTTTAATTCAGATTCCGAACATTCGTTTAAACAAGTAATTGTTGATCCATCATCAGTACGAATTCGTGTTGGTAATCCATTTGTAGGTTTTTCGTCTTTATATTTGTACCAAGTCATCGAATTACTGCTGTGATAAAGTTTAATTTTTCTTTTGTTTTTGGAAAACCATAATAAATTCCAGAAGGTATCATCATAGCTTCATTTTTACCAAATGGAATAATAGAGTACTGACTGTTATATTTATTTGAGGTTTCTACTTGATATTCAAAAGTCTTACCAAAAAACAAAGGATTTTGCAATACAATTTCTGTGGAATTAGAAAGATTAATTAATAAATGAAAAGATGAATGATAATTTTTTCTTAGTTCATAGTATCCATTTTTGGGGATACTAACTACAAATGTTTCTCTAATATCAATCTTATGCAGTTGATATTGTTGTAAAGTAAACTTTATAATACTATCCAACAAATATTTTTTAAGTTCCTCTAAATCAGATAGTTCAAAGAGTGTAAACATTTCTCTTCTTGAACTATAAGCATCAGATAAAGGAATTTCTTCCGTCATATTTTCTATAACATTTTCGACAGTTTTTAATACATTATCAGTAATGTATTCATCCAGATCTTTCTTTATAATAAGATTGGGAAAGATTTCGCTTACTTGAAATTCAAATTCCATATTTAGATATTAAAATAAATTACTTTTTCCTTTGTTACTGTTGGTCTTTGCATAAAGAATTGATTTTTTTCTACCAAATTAAACCATCCAGTAACAATATATTTTTCATCAATTACAACATCTCCAAAATGAGTGTGAGTAAACTCAGCTGGCCAAATCAAAATGTGCCCTTTAATAGGTTGAATAGAGTAATTATAATACGGAAACACAGTATTTCCACCATCAGGCACATCATTTAAATATACCATCCAGGTCAAAATTCTTTTTCTGTGTGTAGCACCAGAAGATTCAAAATGAAAGGTATCTTTGGTATCAATATCAACTAGAACATCAGTGTCACGGTATATAATACCAGATCCTTGTTTGTCTTTATTGTTTATAAACCAATTGATTATACTATCACAATCCATATTAACAGATTGATATATCTCAATAAAATCAGTAACTTCAGTGTACATATAAAATTTAAATCAATAAAATTAATAAGAAGCAGTATAAGGATGAGTATTGCCAGAACCTGGTGGATCTTCTGATGGTGTTAAAGTGGTTGAGGCATTAATTCCATTTCCCCATCTCATATAAACAAATCCATTTTGCCCAGACCCACTACTACCACCACACCCTCCTCCACCACCACTAACGCTAGTTTGAACAGATTGGAATGTGGCATCAGCAATCGTAACCATATTTTGTAGTAAAGGACTGTAAAACACATTGCTTGTTGAAGAAAGTAAAGCGTTACTAAAATTACAATTTCCACTATCACCCGCATTTCCACCACCATTTTTACTTCTTCCACCTCCACCACCATTAGCAGTGATACTAAAATTTCCTATGGTAATATTAGTTGCATTACCGGCAGCACCCTCAGCATCATTACCACTAACACCAGGACCTCCACTACCAACATTAAAATTTGCTACGTTTGATCCAACCGCACTCAAAGAAACAAGTGCCTTACCAAATCCACCAGTACCACCTGGACCTTGCCCCTGACAATCATTATCGGCAGCACCACTACCAGCACCACCAGCAGCAATTACAAAAACATGAGTTGCATTAGGAAGTGAAGATGTAAAATTCGTAGTTCCAGATCCAGCCACAGATCTAGGCACGTACCATCCCCTACCTTCACCAATAGACCACTTTGGCCAACTATTTCTATACCTAAGTTTCATTATTTCATTAGCAGAATATTTACCATCATATGTTCCAGTCAAATCAGAAACTATTAAAGAACTGGTTTCTCCCTTAAATCCGCCAAGAATATCTTTTTTGCTCATTATTCAATAACCTCATAAGCAACATAAATTGAAATATCACTAGCACTACTTGAGGTCGCTTGCAAATAATCACCCTCTTCTAAGTAAATAGATTCGGTTTTATCAATAATATTAAACGTAGAGTCTGCAACAACTGCAATAGTATAAGCCAAATATCCAGTAGATGCTTCACTACTATCATATACACTAAGAGTTATGTCAGAACTATTAGTACCATCATAATTTGTGGCACGAACACAATTAACCTTTATAACCTGATTACTTGAACTAGTATTTGTAATAATACCAGTTGCATTTGTAGTGGTAAGGTTTACAACCTTACCATATCCTTTCAAACTAGTGGCAGACAGAATATTTGGATTAGCCATTGATTAGAAAAAATCTATGCATTGAGTTATTTATTGATCATTATAAACTGTTTATCCAACTAATGGCAGTTAATCCACCACCTCCACCTAATACCGTAATAGTACCACCCATACTTGAGTGGTTAGTACATTGATAATATAAAGTATTAGGTGCATTGTAAGGAACTTCAAATCTTATCGTCCCAGTTGAAGAACCATTATTTGTAACACCATTATCGTAAGTAGCACCACCATTACTTACACGAATTTGGAAAGGATGACTACCACCAGAGTTATTAACAAATTCATAGACCTCACCTCTCTTCAAATAAAGAGTAGGGTCATTTGCTGTTTGAGTAAATCCAATTCCAGTAAAAGTATAATTGGAAGTGCCATCTGCTCCTAAAATCCATCTACCAGAAACAGCATTGGAAATATCACCATAAAAAGATGTAGCACTAACGACACCAACAACAGAAAGTTTTGATGTTGGATTTGTTGATCCTATACCAAGATTACCAGAAAAATAAGCATCACCAGTGACTTGAAGTTTTTGATTTGTAGTTCCTGTTGATGATATTGTTCCAACTAAAACTGCACCACTATTATTAAAGAAAGTATTATTTGCTTCGTCAATTTGTATTTTTGTGGCGGTCCCAGTAATATTGGAAATTGAAATGTAAGACCCTGTTTGATAGTGCGAATATATCTGAAATGTTGTTTGAATTCCAGAAGGTGAAGCTCTACTAAAATTTATTCTCCCAGTATAACGGTTACTTTGAATTTCAATATCATCACCTGTATTATCATCAGTAATAATATCATAAGCAGCATTTACACCATCAACAAATCTTCCAAGTCTTAATGCAGTTGCTTTAACACCAGTTATGTTTGGAGAAAACCAAGGGTTACCACGAATATCAAGTATTGCCGTAGCAGTTGAAGTTCCCAATCCAACATTACCATTAGAGTTAACAACAAAAGGAGTTGCATCGGGGGTTGTTTCATCTTCAACTACAAAAGCGTTACCAGAACCAGTTTGAGTAATTCTTAATGCAGTAGTAGAACTATTGACTGATATTGTAGAAACACCAGAAACACTTAACTGATTTGTAAAAAGAGTTCCAGTAATAGTAACTCCTGTTCCAGTTGTTTCAAATTTTTTGCTATCATTATAATAAAGTTCTACTGCACCTCCACTTATGAATTTTGCAAAGTTTTTATTTGTAGAATGTTGTTGAATATTGATATCAGATCCTGATATGTAAAGAGATCCTGATCCTGTTTCTTCAATTCTACTATCAGTTCCATCATTATAGATTCTTAGATCATTATTATCACCAATATTTAAGTTATATCCATTTCTTACACTGATTGCCCCTTCAAATGTTGAGACGCCAGTTACTGTCAGACTAGTTGCAGAAACTGCTCCACCAACTACTGATGAAGAAACTCCACTGACATTAGAATAACTTGCAATTCCTGATGATGCAACTACGCCAGTTAATTGACTTCCACTACCAACAAAGGAAGTTGCACTTATAATACCTGCGGTTATATTCCCACCAGAACTTATTGTGGCACCAGTTCCTACTTCAAGTCCGTTTTTGACCCTAAAATTCTGATTAGGCAAGGTTCAATATCCCCTTACTTTTTAGGTATTTATCAGATCTTAATCGCAGTAAACTTAATCTTATAAGTTGTAGAAGAAGAACTTGCAGGAGTAACAAGTAATCTCATATTTCCACCAGAGATATCTACATCAAATGTACCTAGTGATCCATTTGTATAAAGAGTTCCATATTCAGTAGGATATGCCAGAGTTCCGTTGTGAATTGCAAGAACTTTTGTGACGTGATAATTACTTCCTTGCGTTGCCTGAATCATATACTCAACCGAACGATAAGAACTTGCACTCAATGTATGAATAGCAGTTTGAGATGTTGTTGAGGTTGATGCTGTTACTGTATAATCATTGACCCAATAAGTTCCGTCATAGGATAGATTTTCACCTGCTGCTAATGGAAGAGACAGATTGACATCGGTAAGATCATCAATAATAGTTGCTCCTCCACCACCTGATCCACCAGTGCTAGTTGTATTATAAGAAACAAACTCAACAATATCATTAGCAAATGTTGGTGAGTTTAATGTAATAGAAGTTCCATTTACGGCAATATATTCACTAGTTGTTAACTTAACTCCATTTACAAATACATCTAAGAAGTTAATATTGTATGCAAAACTAAATGCTGATTGTCCTGCAGTTGCAATATTTGTTTGTGTTGTTCTAAGAGTTGGGAACGTTGCCCAAGTTACACCAACTCCTGTAGATTGTAGATATTGACCAGATACTCCCGTTGAGGATCCAACACTGATTGTTCCGTTTATAACTGTATTGTTGAAAGTGCTGACTCCAACAACAGATAGACCAGCACCAACAATTACACTACTATTAAATGTTGATGCACCAACGATAGATACTCCACCACCAACAATAACATCACTTCTTGCCGTGACAACACCAATCGCATCTATGTTAGTTACATCTTCATATGTTAATGTTCCTGCAATAGAAACATTACCGGTAAATGTTGCAGATGTGGCACTTATATGCCCTAAGGTGGAAATGCCAGGAGAAACTGTAAGATTTAAGAATGTTGGTGTATCAGAAACTCTAACAGTAGCAATTCCATTGGGTTGAGGATCGGCAGAAGCAATGATGTTATTGCCTCTGAAATCAAGAGTCGTAATACTTCCAGCAGTTCCTACAACTGTTCCTTCATCATATACATTAAATCCATTCAGGATATTGTTAACAGAAAAAATACCAGGAATAGATGCCCATTCCCAAGTGCCAGTACCAGTTGCTCTCAATAGATATTGAGCACCACCAAAATCAATTCCATCTGGTGAAATCTGATTTACATCAAGTTTATTGATGGTTGCAATACCAGCATTTACATCACCAACAAATTGCCTTGCAGTAACAACACCAGAAATTAAAGTATCACCAATAACTTGAAGTTTTGCTGTTGGATTTGTCGATCCAATTCCAAGATTTCCAAAAGTAGGAACATACCCAATTTGAGTTGGTGCAATACCAATCGAAGTTACGCCAGTGCTATTTGCAAAGGTTGGGAATACCGGTGATGATGTAATGTCTTGCTGAATAACATTGAAAGCATTAACACCAATCAGGTTTGATCCATCACCATAATACTTAACTGTTGTTACTCCTGGTTGAGATGATGTGACAATACCAGAAGCAATCGTAACACCATCAATGGTGCCAATACCAGAAACATATAGGTTTGTAGCACTAATGATTGATGCAGGACCCGTTGCCTCAATGTCACCAACAAACTTTCTTGCTGTTACAACTCCAGTAAAGATTGCATCACCAACAACATTTAACTTAGCAGTTGGATTTGTTGAACCAATACCAAGATTTCCTGATGTGGGAATGAATCCCATCTCAGTATCAGCAATACCAATTGAAGTAACACCAATGTTGTTGGCAAAGGTTGGATAAACAGGAGATGCCGTTAAAACTTGATTGACAACATTAAACGCATTAACACCAATCAGGTTTGAACCATCACCATAATACTTAACTGTTGTTACTCCTGGTTGAGATGATGTAACAATACCACTTGAAATTACTACTCCACTAAGAGTCGAAACACCAGTAACATTGAGTTGTTCAGTATTTAATGTTCCGTAAACAGTTACACCAACACCAGAAGTTTCAAACTTCTTGGAGTTATCATAATAAAGTGCTACTGAACCATTTGAAGTGAAAACTGCAAGATTTTCTGATGAACTGGAATTTTGAATAAAGTGTGTGCCAGCTCTATAATAAGTGTTAGATGCATCAATAAAAAGATTTCCAGTTCCAACATCTTGAATAAAACTATCAAAACTATTATGGAATATTCTTAGGTCATTTCCATCACCGAGATATAGATTTGCATTATCAGCAAGTCTTACATTACTTCTGAATGTAGAAACACCAGAAACAAATAAAGTTGTTGCAGATGCAATACCAAGAGTACTAAATCCAGTTATAGTTCCGTTACGAGCAGTAAACTCGTCAAAGACAAGATCATCTTTGACGTAAAGATCTCCACCAACATAAAGATCGCCACCAGTTGTAGTAATACCACCAGCGGAGGCAAGTGTAGTTAGACCAGTAACATTTAGATCATTTGGTATTAAAACAGTTGGTGTGGAAGTTGTACCAAAATTAATTGCTTGATATCCAGAAGCATTATTAATACTGGAAGCACCGATAGTTCCCTGGAATGCTACATTACCAGTTCCATCATAAACATAGAATCCATTGGTTCCGTTTGCCGACTGATAGTAACCACTGCTTGGACGGAAAGAAAATGCAGTGATTATTCCAGTTGCATTGACACTTGTGGCAGATACAACACCAACTGTTGTTAAACCAGTTACATTAATATTACGAGCAGTTAGTTCATCAAGAACTAAATCATCTTTGACATAAAGATCTCCACCAACATAGAGATCACCACCAGTTGTAGTAATACCACCATTTGAAGCGAGAGTGGTAATACCAGAAACATTTAGATTATTTGAAAGATTCAGATTAGGAGCACTGATTACATTATCAGTAAACTGAATTTCCTTAACTGCAAAACGAACTCCGTTTGGAACCAGAGTTGATCCAATACCAACTGCATAATTAAACATCCAGGCATCGGTTGTCCCAATACCATAAGAGTTTGCAGCAACCCACATTAACTGCTTGTAGGTTGCTGGTAAGCTACTAAATCCAGTAAGAGCAAGATCAACTAATGGAGAACCTTCAGTGGAAGCAATCGCAATACCACCATGATTTGCCGTGCTATCTTTTGAAATATCATTACCAAAAGCATCAGTTGTAACACCAAGAGTAATTTCTTTGTCAAAGATTCTTAAATCTTGGGCACTAATAATTGTTGTAGTTCCACCAATGCTCAGATTTCCATCAATACGAACATTGTTATGGAATACTGCCTGAGTATCGTAAACATCAAAACCAGTCTGAACATTCAGGTTTTGAATGGTGGCAATGCCAGTTACATTTAGATTGTCTAAGGTTGTTCCACCAACTACATCAAGACCAGCATTTGCATCAATAGATCCATTGAATGTAGAAATACCAGATGCTAAAAGATTTCTTGTAGTGATGTCTTCACCAATTGAAGCACCACCAGTAACATTTACACCACCAACATAAAGTTGATTTTGAACATATAGACTATCTCTAAATGTTCCGACACCAACAAATGTAGATGCTCCGCCTACATTAATGTCACCAGTAATATTTGTTGACCCAACAACAAACAAAGAGTGGTTTTGTGCGTTTGTTGTTCCAATCCCAACCTTACCGATAGTCTGTAAGACTGTGCGATTCTCGGTAACTGAGGTAATACCAAGATTAAGATTCTGTTGTCTACCGCTCTTATATGGTTGGGACATTTCTAATATTAGTTAAGTGTTTCTAGGATGCTTCCGATGAATTTTACATTGGTGGCACTATCAGAACTGATCTGAATAGAGTCACCAGTTTCAAGAATTAATTTACCAAATAAAAGATTTGTAGAATCATTTGCAGGTATTGGCAAATCTTTCACAATTTCAGTAGTCACTGCAATACCAGCAACTGATCTCTTATGTGAGAATGAAACAGTATGAGTCTGATTACCAATGTTCGCCGCCTGCGCCAGTAGAATAATTCCACTATACCCTACTGGTGCGGTGTAAATTCCGACTGTATTAGTATCAACAACTCTTGTAACTGTCTGATATACGTTTAATGGTAATGGCATTTTTTAATCTCCTCCTAATGCGAGTATAAATGGCGTCATTGTGGCAAACAAACTCTTGGAATAAAATGTACCAGAAATAGTTCCTGTAACCTGATTAATTTGAACACCATCACCGATTCGGAAGTTACCTGCCTGATCTGTGCTTGTATAAACAACAAGTCCTCCATTTCTTGAATCTGTTTCATTCTCTTGAATGGGTACTCCACCCTGAGCAGGAAGTGAAGCATTGATATTAGTTCCAGATCCAATATATTCAAATGAATGCCCAGAAGCAAGAACACGACTTTGTTTAAAGAATGGAACTGTTGTACCCACTCCAACGGCATAAGGAACGTTTTCATTCAGAGTAATAGTACAAATTCCTGCCGATATTGGCGTTGATCGAGTGATTGAATAGTAAGTTGGAAGTAGTTTTACTGCCCCTGTTGCTGTATTTATTCCCACATCAGGAGAGGAGAATGTAACTGTTGGAATTGAAGTATATCCACGTCCATTCGAAACCATTTCAACA